CGAAATTGCTAGCTCGATTCAAGGATCTTCTGCAGAAGATATTCGCACGCGCATTATGGAACTCAATAAAGAAGGAGAAAAGCCTACGCAAGAAAATTTGGGTATTACCTATATTCAGAGGGATTCCGATTACACAAACACATCTAAACCTGCAGACACACAATTGTACCAAACGTTTAAAAAAGCAGGCTACAAGGGAACTGAAGATGAATTTTATACCGATGTTTTCCCTGACACAGACAAAGAAGAACAAACATTTTTATCTAAAGCAAACAGTAAGTCTGGTCTGCAGATGTCATCTGATTTTAATTCCAGGGATCCATTTGAAGCCTTTGGTGCAATTGGTGGTTTACTTGGAGACGAGGACACGGACAACCCATTTACCGCATCATCTGGAACAACCAAGAAAACTACTCGCTCAAGTTACTTTAACTTAGACTTAGGTTTAGATAAACCAGATGACACCAAGACAACCAAGTCTAAGTCTGGCCAAGAATTCCTAAGCGGATTTACCTCTCTCTTTAAGTAAGATGTCGGAAAAGCACAGGAAAGCTGCTGGTGCTGCTAAGTTGGCAAAAGATAAGATGGCATGTAACAAACCGCAGCGTACTCCAGGTCATGCCACAAAGTCTCATGTTGTAAAAGCATGCAAAGAGGGCGAAGAAAAAATTATTAGGTTTGGGCAGCAAGGAGTTGAAGGCGCAGGTAAAAACCCAACCTCAGAAAAAGACAAGGCACGTCGCAAATCTTATTACGCACGCCACGACGCGCAAGATTCAAGCCCTGACAAAATGTCCGCACGCTATTGGAGCCACAAAACAAAATGGTAAATAGCGTTAAATGGGTCGGTTTCTTGGTAAAATGGTAAGCACCCTACAGGTTCCCAATGGCCAAACCCAAGTCAACCATTACAAACAAAATTGAATCCAAGCCGAAAACCACTAAGCAAGGACGATCAAAAAACTCCAAGCCAAGTCACGGTCGTAAGCTAAGTCGCGGACAAGGAAGCTAAAGTGTGTATGATTGGAGATAACAGTAGTTGTCTCCAATGTCTGACTTTTCAAATGCTGTGAATTTGATTTGCAAGCATGCTGGATACAACGAGAAGGCATATGCAGATCCTATTACTGGAGCAGAGCCTTACACCTTTGGTTACGGCACACAATTTTATCCTGATGGTTCTTCAGTTAAGGGTGAGCAGTGTTGCTCCAAGGAGAAAGCAATTGAATATTTGTTTCATGAGCTAAATATTATTGATGATCTTCTTGACAAGTTAAATTTGGGACTGCCAAAGTCAATGCAAGAAGCATTGCTTTCTTTTATTCATTCCATTGGATGGGAATCTTTTCTTTACAGCAACATAATTGATTCCCTGGAGGAAGATAATTTTTATGCTGCTGCCGAAGAGCTTGGACGTTGGGTGTTTGATGAAGAACATAGCGTTATTGGTGGCCTTATTGAACGACGTAACGATGAAATTCAACTTTTTCTAAAGGAGGTTGAAGCAGTTCTTCCGCCTTCAACAGAAATTCTTTTGGCTGCCTTTCGAGAATACAGTGCTGCAGAAAATGAGGTAATAGCAATTCGACAGCTAGAGCGCAAAATTAGTCCACACATCCTTTCGGTTTTTGCAAATGAGTTTAAGGTAGGCTCAACCCAATGGCTGCGTTATCCCATGGAGGACTTTGACGACATCTTCAACAGCTAGGATTAGAATGAATTAACCAAGCCAATCCGTTCACATGGAGAACTCTTCTGAGCACAGGGAATTTGAGCTTCCGTTGGAGTTTCAATTTGCGATGCGAAAGGCAGAGCTTCAAGCTGATGAGATGTGTTGGGAGCAACTTCACTCCGCACTCCTTAACCTGTACTACCAACGCTTGATGGAATGGCAGGCAGTGCGCGAAATCTTGGCTGGTGAAAATATTGATCTGACCTTTGAGATTCCGACAAACTTAGAATTAGAAGAACTTGCCGCCGCCTGCATGTACGCAAGCGACGACGAAGATGAGGACGACGAAGAAAACTGCGTTCCGTTCTAGACGTAATCCCGTTCTAGACGTTCAATCAAACGATTTAGATACCAACGGGCTTTCTTGGCATCCTGGAGCATATTGCCTTTATACCAAAGACGTAACAAATATTTAAGTGTCTGCCACAACAGACCGCCGGAGATAGGGTCAGGGGCGTCCTGTACGGCTTGCTCTAGTATATCAATTACTTCTACCTTGCCTGCTGTGTAGTGCTCAGGGTGGTCCACTGGGTCCCCCTTTGGCGCTACAGGCAAACGATCTGTTTCTGTCTTAATACTCATGGGAGAGTAAAACTTTGCGGAATTAGGAATTCCTACCGACTCGAACCACCACTCTTCATTGACGGAGAGCCCAGAGCCAGGACAAGTTTCTGTGGGCGAGGAGACGACGCTGGATACTGCTCCAGGGCTTCCTCCATCGAAGGAATATACCCCGTCATTCCCGGACGCGACTGTGAAATCTCCTTCCATTCGTGGTTGTCTTCACCGAGGTTTAAGCGTTCCCGCCCCTGTTGAGGAAGGACCAGACCCCTATTATACATATCTTGGAGGGGCACGTCAGCTTTTTCGTTGCTCAAAGGTGCACCAAAGTCTTCTTCGGTCAGGCAGCGGCAATCAATCTCATCTTGGATGAAACTATCCAGGAAACCAGCGGCTCCATGCATGGTAATATAAGGCCTAAATTATGTCTCTTACAATATTATCACGACAAGATTTGTTGCTTGAGTAGGCAGTTAAAATGGGTTTAGGCACATCTGGAGCGGAAAGTTCGGATCTACGGCCAGAACAGGCGTATGACACAGACTTACGACGAGTAGAACCACGGGAGCGAAACTCTGTATCTGTATTAAATGATAAGCAAGATAAAGTAGCTAAATACATGGCAGCCGCACGAAGCGCTGGTAAATTCAGGCAAAAGGCGGGTATTGATGAGCCATCTATTCGAGGTAAAACACCTAGGTCGGAAGCAAGTATTGCTGGTACATCATTACCCAGCATGGGTGACACAATTGGTAGGGCAGGTAGCACTAACTACGCCAATAAACCAGGTGCTAGCTTTGGTCGCAGCTACGGTTAGTACGTAGTATTCCCGTAGGCTTCAAGCTCCAAAGACTCTTGCAGTGTTTCAAACATAGGGTGAATTGCATTTAATACCCATTGCACATCATCCCCACGAAAACGAGAAAACTTTTTGCAAAGCTCCTCGTTCTCTTGGTAAATTATGGATCTCATTAAGATCTCTACAACTTCAAGTCTTTGTGCGGCAGCCATTACACTTGGGAGAAAACTACTTCTTTCTTTTGATCTTGATACTTACCCTTTCGATCCTGGTAGGATACCTCGCAGGGATAACCACGGTAAAACAAAAGTTGTGTAATGCCTTCGTCAGCGTAAATACGATTGAACAAGCCAGTGCAATTGCTAATTTCTAACGTAAGGTAGCCTTCCCACTCAGCTTCGGCTGGTGTAATATTTACCAAGATTCCTGATCGTGCGTATGTTGATTTACCTACGGCAACAACAGTAACATCTCTTGGAAGTTTAATGCGTTCTTGAGCGACACCAAGACAGTATCCGTATGGTGGCAAAATAAAATATTGGCCCTTTTCGTCTTCCAGTAACTCTGCATTTGTCAGGATATCCGCATCAAAGTTTTTTGGGTCACAATCCCCTTTTTGAATCCGCCCAAAGATTAGACACTGCTTGGGGGATAGACGAATATCGTATCCGTAGGAGCTAAGCCCATAGCTTAAAATGCGACGGCCATCTACTTCACTGATTAGCTTGTCCTGAAAAGGACTGATCATTTCTTTTTGTAATGCCAGTGCTTTGATTTCGCGGTCGCAAAGAATGCTCATGAAGCTGTCGAATCGGTACTTAGTCTACCGTGGTCAGGTAAGGATCCGCCCTTTGTCTTGGTAAAGATCTATAAATTTTTGTACGGCATGCCCCGTGTCCGTCAATGGCGGCAGGTACACAATTAATGAAGTACATGTCTTGTGACTAGCAATACCTTGGCTTGTGTTCTTCACAAGTAAGGGAGGAGTCTTAAGAATGCAAACGGGAAAATCAAATATCTTTTGTTCATATCGGATCATATCTGGGCAGTTACTAAAATACAGCGCTTGCTTGACATCTTTTTTGAACCACGTACGATACAGTTTACGGAACCAGACAGCATGAGAAGATACCATTGAAGGAGAACTTGATCGTGTCATCTTCCAGCGATCCATTTTCTTTTGCCAGAAGTATGCTCCCCCTGGAGGAAACAGATAAACTTTCCCTGACCATTCTTGGACGTTAAGACCGTCGTCCATAGGAGAGTAAAATTTTTCTGCTTGGACGTATTCGTTAGCAACTTTTGAACTGGCAACATCCAAGTCAATGCCATTCATCAGCGCATGCGCAGAAGATATCAAATCATAATTTGTGATCAGCTCTAAATCTTCTCGGTGCGTCCTGTAATCATGAATAGCCATTACGCTTCATCTACCTTGTTATAGTCTATTTCCAAATAGCGAATGCCCTCTGCATCGTTAACTATGTAACCAGCTTTCTCTAGTGGATTAATTTTCTGTGCCGCTTCCAGAATCCTGCGAAAAGTCTCAGCTAGATCTCCGTTATTGTTTTGTTCTTCTTTTTCTTGAGCAGAGTGAAGCTCTTCAAGCGTCAAGAAAAGCATGGAACGCTCTTGGTTTTCTGGTTGAAAAACCATAACACCAGGCCCTTCCGCTTCCCAGTGTTTTAGGTACTGTTGGCCGATGTCACCAAGGATAAGCTTTAAGGTGGCATCGAGCATCTTTGTTTTTGTGTCGTCCAGATCGGGGCCAATCACTGAGGCAAGAAGGCGTTCGCGTCGATTCATTTGGCTAACAATTTATGGAAGGCAAGAGACTCTAAAAGTTTAGGCAGTGGTTTGTACAACACCACAAGCTTACCTAAGTTACCACGTTTCTTGACTAGCTTGCCGGTTTCATCTCGCACTTTATCAAACTCTCCTGAACGAATCAAGTATTCTGCAACACATCGCAAACGTCGCTTCAAGGGTAATTCAGCAAGAGGAAATTTACCACATATCGTATCGGGCTGCATATCTTTAAATGCAACACGAAGGCGATTGGCTAACGTCATCCCAGAATTAACGTCCTCTTCTTCATAATTCTTAATATTTTCTAGGTATCTTTGCAAGGATTCATTATCAAATGAACCTTCTGGAGGCAAAAACATTTCCACCTGAAGACCCAAAGAAGAAGGCAACAATTCTTTGCAGTTTTCTAAAGTGAGCAAACTCAGATCAAGATTGTGAAACCGATATGACATTATTCTAATTTTCCTTCAGTGGACGTTTTATATAGCATAGAAGATTTGTGTAAATCCGCTGGAACAATAGCCCTATCTTTGGAAAAAGAACGAATTAAATTGTTCCAAGGCACACGGATAACTGCTTTCTTCCCTGGTACTGGGCAAATATTTACGTAATGGATTCCTTCTGTCCACCCTTTATCAGTATTGGTGCGTCCCATGGCAATCCAATTCCTGATTGTTTGATCTGATACGCCCAGGCGGCGGGCGCACTCTTCGTTTGAAATGTACTCATCTGCAAAAGCTTCCGGATTTAAGCGGCTGGTTTCTTCAGTTTGATACTTGCTTTGCCATATGGAACCAAGAATATTACGGATACCTTTGAGTTCATGGGCTACATCTTCCAAGCCTTTACGAATTCCGTAAGACATTCCAACCATTTGTTTTGTATTAATGCTAGTGTGTAAGCAAAGATTCTGCTAGGTCCATGGAAGAACAAATTCCCGCCAGCCAAGTGCCACAGCAGATGCAAGGGATTTCTCCTGAACAGCTAGCAGAGATGAAGGCCCGTGCGAGGGAACAAGCAATTCGCATGATGAAACAACAACCTCCTGGTCCAGAAGGATATCTTCGTGCACCTGAGGCTCCCGTCGCGCTCCCTGGAGGGTACATGTACATGCCCGAAGCTCCAGAACCGCGCATTGTATATGTACGCCGCAACTTGACCGTTGCTGAAATTTTGGTTATTGCTGTAGTTTCTTGTACTGTTGTTGGTGGTATCCAAGGGGTTTGGGGATTTGCTTCTAACTATCTACCGCAAATTGAAGTACGGGTTAAGTGACCCTGGGGCACAACCAATTATAATTAACTGAATAGGTTTACGTTACTCATAAGTGGCCAACAGACGCATATCTGAGCTTCAAGAACTTGCAGGTCTTGACCTAGCAGATCAAGATCTGCTCACAGTTGTGCATGTTTTTGAAGTTGACCCAACATTAAAAAATAGAAAACTAACCGTATCAGGAACAAAGACATATTTAAACCAGCATTATTTACCTGGCTCCGGGGGAACTGTAAGTGGCTCCGTAGTTGTACAAGGTAATCTTACCGTTTCTGGAACCACCACTTTTTCTGCTTCTACTTTTACTGGTGTTGTTACTGTTGGTTCTCTTATCTCCCAAAGTGGAGCAACTGTAAGTGGAACTATCAGTGGAGTTACTATCACAGGACAAACTTTACAAGGAACAAATGTAAACGGTGTTTCTGGTAATTTTAATACCATTACCGGATATACAATCAGTGTTGATTCTGGAAATTTCTTAACTAAAGTTAGTGGGGCAACTATTACTGGAGCTTCAGGTGCTTTTACTTCTTTAACAGGTCAAAGCATTACTGGCACGACAATAAATTTTCAAACACTCAGCGGTAATGGAGCGACAATATCAACGCTAACCGGTGGTACAGCTAGTTTTTCTTCTGTAACTGGAACAACGGTTACCGGAACAACTGCAAATTTTGTATCCGGAGTATTTACAGGCCAGCTTTCTGGTGCCACAATCACTGGCAATGTTATTTCTGCTACTAGTGGTAACTATTCTGTACTTTTAGGAACAACTACCACAGGTACAACAGCAACTTTTACTTCCGGAGGATTCACATCTTTAACCGGCACTACTACAAGTGGCACTACGGCAAATTTTGTATCTGGCGTTTTCTCCACTCGTCTTTTTGGCGCCACAATCACAGGAAACTCTGGACTATTTGCGGCACTTACCAGTGATAATGCAACTATTACTACCCTTACTGGTAACACGGTAGAATTTGCATCAGGAAATATTTCAATTTTCAACACTTCGACGGTAACTGGTACAACCGCAACATTTGTAACATACAGCGGAGTGTCTGGTGTATTTACTGCTTTAGTATCAGGTGAAACTGTTACGGGCACTAATGCAAATTTTGTATCTGGTGTATTCACTACGCGACTTTCTGGAACAACTATTACAGGCAATGTAATTCAAGGCACATCAGGAAGCTTTGTTGACCTTGATTGCACTACGCTTGTTGCGGGAACGGGTAATTTTACAACCATTAATGTAGTTAATCAAAGTTATTCAGGGGGTTTGGTTTTTTCAGGTAATACCTTTACTCTTGGCTCAGGATTTTTTAGTTCAGGCATTAGTGTTACGGGAGTAGTTAGTGGCCAAACATTTACAGGTACGACTGTTTCTGCAACCACTGGCTTATTCACAAATATTACTGGATCTACAATAACAATCACCACACCTTCTGGTGTAAGCCCTGCCATTGTTTGTTCTGGCGTAGTATCTGGTGGTACCAGTGGATTTGTGATTCAAGGACCGTTGATTATTCTGCCGTAATTGGAATAAGTTTTAAGCTAGAATAAAGAAAAAGTAATTTACTGGCGGTAGTATCATGCCTTATGGAACAATCAAGGTTGACAATATTACGTTTACTGACAACAGCGTAGATAAAACTGTTTCACTTTCTGGTTTAATTCAAAACCCTACCTTTACGGGGAACGTAACTGTAACTGGAACAATTTCTGGAGATGTAATTAGAGGCGGAACAACAATCTCAGGCGTAACCGTTACTGGTACAACTGCCAACTTTGTGTCAGGTGTATTCACTACACAGCTTTCTGGCGCAACCATCCTTGCTACCACTGGTAATTTCACTTCTTTAACAGGCACGACAACTACTGGTACAACTGCAAATTTTGTGTCAGGCGTATTTACCACACGGGTTTCCGGTACAACTATTACGGGCGCAACCGTTGCTGCTACAACAGGTGCATTCACTTCTCTAACGGGCACCACAACTACTGGTACGACTGCTAACTTTGCGTCAGGTGTATTTACTACACAGGTTTCAGGTACTTCTATTACTGGAGCAACTGTTACCGCCACGACTGGTAATTTCACTTCTTTAACAGGTACTACAACTACTGGTACAACTGCAAATTTTGTGTCCGGTGTATTTACTACTCAAATCTCAGGCTTAACCGTTACTGGTACAACTGCAAACTTTGTGTCAGGTGTATTTACTACACGGGTTTCTGGCGTAACTATCATTGCTACTACTGGTAATTTTACTTCTCTAACTGGTACGACAACTACTGGTACAACTGCCAACTTTGTGTCAGGTGTATTTACTACACAGCTTTCAGGCGCAACCATCCTTGCTACTACTGGTAATTTTACTTCTCTAACAGGTACGACAACTACTGGTACAACTGCCAACTTTGTGTCGGGTGTATTTACTACACAGGTTTCTGGCGCAACTATCACTGGTACAACTGCAAATTTTACTAGCGGTAATTTTATTTCTTTAAGCGGTACAACTACTACTGTTACATCAGGCGTATTTAGCGCTGGCTCGGCCACGGCACCTTCTGTTGCTGTAGGCACTGGCACCACCTACAAGCCAGGCATCTATTCCCCTGGTGCAGACCAAGTAGCCATCTCAACTAGTGGCACTGGGCGGTTGTTTGTTGATGCGAGTGGGAACGTTGCGATTCTTCAACCCCCAAGCAGCGCCGCTTCATTCACGAGAAGTTTTAACATCATCGCATCAAATGCTTCAATCGCTTTGAGGGGCTCCAGTGGCGGTGTTTACGCAGATCAGGGTATTTTCTTTGCGGTTGATGCAGTTAATTATGCGCAGATCTATAACGACGGCGTTGGTCAACTAATCTTCCGCACTGGTTCAGGCCTTAGCGAACGAATGCGCCTTACCTCCACTGGCCTTCTAGGTCTGGGGACTAGTAGCCCAGGCAACGTGCTGCATGTGCAAAGCAGTATTACGTCTTCCGATCTGGTCTATTTATACAATACCAACAGTACAGGTTCTGACGTACTTCGCCTAAATACTGAAGGCGTGGGTAGTGGAACACTTATTTTTGACGCCCAATCTGCAGGATCTTCTCGCTTTGTTGTCAGAGGTGACGGCACCGTAGGGATTGGCACTACTGGGCCTGGCGGAACACTGGACATTAAAGCAGCAGCATCTACTGCGCCATTAATTGTTCAAGGTCCATCCAGTGAGTTTAGCCGCATCGACAGCTCCGGCAGGCTCTTAGTTGGCACGTCTACTGCGCTTGAAGTTACGAGTGGATTTTCCGATACTAAACAGCAAACTGTAGGAAACGATGCAGCTTCTTTCCTGCGGTATTCAGCAAATAACTCTGCTGAAACTCTTTGGTTTTGTAAATCAAGAAATGCTACCGCAGGACAGCACACAGTTTTGCAAAGTGCGGATGGCATTGCACAGTTTAATTTCCAAGGTTCTGACGGAACTAGCTTTGTAACAGCAGCAACTATCAAGGCCGAAGTAGACGGCACCCCCGGCACCAACGACATGCCTGGCCGCCTAGTGTTCTCCACTACGGCAGATGGCGCGGCTACTACTACGGAGCGGATGAGGATTGATAGTACTGGAACTACAACCCTTACTTCTGCTGCTGCAACGTCTCCCTTTATCGCAAAGATTAGTACCACCGAAGCAGCCCGCATCGACAGCTCCGGCAGGTTGTTGGTTGGCACGTCTACTAGCGCTCATCAAAATGCGCCTGTACAAATCGTTGCTGCGACTACCTCCTTAGAACATCTTGCTGG